GCGTTTCACATCTCCTGAGACTGGCAATTTGGGCTTCCCCACATTGAAGTTCATGGATGCTGACGTTGTTCTGGACGGCGGTATTGGCGGCTATTGCCCTGCCAACACCGGCTTCATGCTCAACAGCAAGTACATCAAGTGGCGCCCTCACAAGGACCGCAACATGGTTCCTTTGAGCCCCAACCGTCGCTACGCCATCAACCAGGACGCTGAAGTTCAGATCTTGGCTTGGGCCGGCAACCTGACCACCTCTGGTGCTCAGTTCCAGGGTCGTATCCAAAACTAATTTTGGTGGGCCGTCGTGGGT